CCATCGCCATCTGCCACACCTGCCCCGTCAAACAGCAGTGCCTCGACAAGGCGCTGGCCTGCCCGCCCGGTCAGGATCACGGCGTGTGGGGCGCCACCACCGGACGGCAGCGTCGCGACATCCGCGCCGGCCGGATGACCGTCGAGCAGGCGTGGGCAGGCGCTGGCCGCCACCATGGCAATGGCGCCGCAAACTTCATCACCCACGCCCAAGCCCTTGCCGCCCGCACCCACTGCCGTCGGGACCACGAGTACACCGAAGAGAACACCCGCATCAAGCCGAACGGCCGTCGGGACTGCCGCAAGTGCAACGCCGAACGGTGTCGACGGCAGCGCTTGCGCGCCAGGGAGCGCCAGGCCGCGGCGGCAGGCGTTTCATGAGCCGGCGTACCTGGGGCCGCGGCCAGTCCCGCGGCGTACCCGAGGGCTACTACACCTGGTACGACTGGGCGCTGGTGTACCGCTGGTGGGTTGGCGACAGTGCCGGCCTGCGCCACCCGTACCTGCTGGAGATCCGGGAACTGCTGCGCTTGGGGGCCGAGGCCGGCCTGTCACACGGGGAGCTGGCGTCGAGACTGGGCGTGGCCGACACTACGGTGTACCGCTGGGCGCGCAAGTCAAACCAGCAGCTCGCTGTCCCCGGCGCGCCGGTTGCGCAGCATGAACCCGTCGTTATAGCTGTAGGTGAGTACCGCATCGTTCCGTAACAGGAACGCCTCCAGCTCGCGCGCCCACTTCAACTCTTGCGGCGAGGCGCCCCGCCCGGACTGGCGTTTGCCGTAGCCGACTGCCGCCCGGTACACCCAGCCTTGGGTGTGCTGGGGGCTTCGGACGGGCCACGGCAGGATGTATTTGGCCCGGTCCTCCTGGCCTTCGCGGATGCGTTTGACCCGCAGGCTGATGGCCTGCTGGGTGATGCTTCTGCCCTGGTCGGTGAAGTGTCGGGCGATTTCGCTGTAGTTGAGGCCCTCGTCGAGCTTGGCCACGATCTCGTCGTCGGATATGGACGGCTTCCGACCACCCCGACGATGCGGTTCCGTCGTCATATCGTGATGCTACAAGTTGTGTCAGCTTGTGCACAAGTATGGGTCTGCCTTGCAGAACAAGCTTGCTTGTGGTTACATCCTCCCAGCACAAGCAGCCCGGAATACTCGGGGTAGATGAACTCCACAAGTAACCTTGACCAAACTTGTGGGCACAAGTTAGGGTGAGCGCGTGAAGATGAAAGACCTGGCCAACCGGTACCTGGAGCAGCGCCGGCCCGGCATGGGCAAGCAGACCCACAAGAATGTGTCGAGCCTCCTGAGCCGGTTCGCGGCCGAGTGGGACAGGACCCGCCGGGTGCCCCGCGGCCTGTCCGAGGACTGGGTTGCGGAGTGGCTGGTCCGGTTCCGCAACGGGCAGGCCGGGGGTCGGGGCAGGCCGCTGGAGAACTCGACCTACAACAAGGCTGTCGAGCAGCTGAAGGCGTTCTTCGAGTGGCTGGTGCGCCGCGGCGACGTGGTGCCGCACGTGCTGGACGCGCTGCAGCGGTTCCGGGAGGAACCGAAGGAGTACCTGCAACTGAGTTCGGCGCAGGTCGTGCACATGATCGAGACGTGCCCGGACCCGTGGGAGCGGTGGGTGCTGGCGTTCGGGTCGCAGACGCTGGGCCGCGACAGCGAGCTGTGCAACCGCAAGGTCAAGCACCTGCACCTGGATCAAGGCGCGCTGGACTGGTACCGCAAGAAGACGGTCGACATCGACCGGTTGCCGATCACGCAGCCGCTGGCGGAGGAGTGGCGCCGCTGGGCGTACGTGTACCAGTCGCGGTGCGGTTCGCTGCACCCCGAGTACCCGCTGGTGCCGCGCAGGTCCGGGCATCAGGGCGCGTGGACGTGGGTGCCGGACAGGCCGCCAGGGCATGGCCTGTCGCAGATCGTGCAGAAGCACGCCGCACGGGTGGCTGGTTTGCCCCAGGAGAGCCTGAAAGGGCAGGGCGTGCACATTGTCCGCAGGAGTATGGCCCGGGCGCTGTACGAGCGTTTGAGGGCCGAGGAGCACGCGGAGCCGGTGCGGGTGGTGCAGGCCCTGTTGGGCCATGCGGACCCGAAGACGACCCGCCAGTACATCGGGCTGAAGCCGGACCGCGAGGAACGCAACCAACTGCTGGTGGGCAGCGACCTGCTCTGGACTGAGCGGGACAACGTCGTAGAGTTGAGGAGTGTCGGCAATGAGTGAACTGCCAGAGGTGGGCAGCCGGTGGATGGACACCGAAGGCGAGGACGGGGAGATCACCGTCACCGAGCCGGGTAGCTACGTCGTCGCAGAGAACGCGCGCGGCGACGACCTGTGGATCAACTGGCAGCACTTCGGCCGACGTTATCGACGGATTGAGGAGCCTGATGGCCGTTAAGGAAGTGCTGGTCTGCGCCAAATGTGGGGCAGACATCGAAGAAGACCCGCTGCTCGGGGACCGGCAAGGTGGCAAGCGGGAGATCCGACACCCCGGCAACACCTGGGAGATCGTGCTGTGCACCAAGTGCGCCCAGCCCCTGTTCGACCTGTACAAGGAGTATGTGGAGCTGGTGAGGCCGGGCGGTACGGCGCTGGGCGCCGATGTCCTCAAGTACCTGCCGCGCATCATCGACGATGGCCCCGCGAAGCCGGGGCAGCCCACGTTCAGCGGAGGCGACTAGCCCGCACGGAACAGCGTTCGCCAGTCCATGCCCTGCACCAGGAAGTGGACCCCGATCCACAGCCACAGTCCGACAGCGATGAACCAGACGGGCGGAGCTGACTGGATCACCGGCCGCAGGTGCGCGGTCAGCTCGTTGTGGGACCTGTTCACGAGGGTCCACGTTTCGAGGGCGAAGAAGAACACGATCCATAGGGTCCAGGCGACGGTCCAGCCGTCCAGCCTCCAGGCGCTCCAGTTCATCAGTTGCCTCCCGCGGAGCGGCGAGGAACTGCGGCGATCACATCTCCGATGAATCGCATGCCTACGCTCCCGTCTTGATGCCGAGGTAGGCCAGCGCCGCAGCGATCAGCGGGCTGGCCGAGAGCCCGGTCCAAAAGTGCCAGCGCTTCACGCCCCGGTCGATCTCCTTCGCCTCCAGGGCGTTCAGCCGGTAGACGGTGACGGCGACATGCTCGCCGATCTGCTTGTCGAGCGCGACCAGCAGGTCATAAATCTCGTCCGTTGTCTTCGCCACCTTTTACACCTGCCTGAGTATGACGTTGAGAATGCCGCCGAACTTGCCCCGCACGCCGGGCCCCACGTCCTGTCGGAACTGGGCCCTGCTGATCTCGGCCTGATAGTTGATGCCCAGCAGCTTGTCCTGCACAGTCACCTGCTCGGAGCGCTGGGCCAGCGCCAGCAGCGGCAACAGCCGGTCCTTCGCGTAACCGTCGTAGCCGATCTCCGGCTGGCCCTGCGCCTGCTCCCGGTCCCAGCACATCAACGGCAAGGTCACCTCGGGGAACCTGGTGGGTACCGGCTTGGCCTTCATCTGCCAGCTGCGGAGCAGCACCCCGTTACCTGAGCCCGTGTCGCGCAGCGTGAAAGTCAGGCGGAACGCCTGCGAGGTGGGCAGGCCCTGGCAGGAGAACTCGAAGTTTGAGGCGCCGCCCGCGATGTTGAACGTGGCCGTGTCGCCCTCGCCCGTTTCGACTGTCACCGACATGACGTTGTCGATACCGGCCACCGTTGGGAAGTCGCCCTCCACCGTCACGTAGTGCAGGCGCTTCGGCTCGGTCGTGCCGAACCTGGCCCAGCTGGTGGTGAGCGTGGCTTCGCCGGGCGTGTAGCTGGGCTGGGAGATGAGGTTGCCCGCGGCCGTGGTGCCGAACGTGAACCCGCCGTCATACACTTCGATGCCGGTCAGGTAGTCGGTGCCGGTGGCGCCGATGCCGGTGGCCATGCGGGCGTGCGCGTAGCCGCCGACCTGGTCGGTGGGGGTGGACAGGTCGATCCACCAGACGCTGTCTTCCGCGCCCACATAGATGAGGGTGCCGTCACCGGTGAGCGAGGTGCAGGGCACGCCCTCCACCAGCAGGGTGCCCATCTGGGGCTGGCCGTACGGGGTGAACGAGCCGACCCTGGCCCCGTTGGAGGTGGCCAGCGCGAACAGGGAGCCCACGTAGAAGAACACGTCCTGCACGATCTCGCGCGGCGGCATGCGCAGCTGCACGATCGGCGGACCCAACACGATGGTGCCGGCCGACTCGGTCACCGACATGCTCGACACATCCGACTTGGTGCCGGAGTAGCCGGACAGGTAGATGCCGTTCGGGCCCTCGCTGACCGACGTGTACACGTAGTCGGTGGACGGGTTGGTGTAGTGCGGGGAGCCCACCGCCACCGGCGGCACGGCCGGGTTGGGGTCCAGCTCGTGCACCTTGTTGCCGACGCACACGATGAGTCGCTGCTTCGCGAACCCCATCGCGACCGGCCCGGTGAACGTGAGGGTGTGCGTGTTGGTGGCCACGCCGCTGGAGTCGACCCGGTAGATTTTGTCGGCTATCGCCACATACACGTTCGTGCCGTCAGTCGTCATGGCCGCAGGGACGCCCGAGGCGCCCAACGTGACCGTGACCGAGCCAGTCAGGCCCGGCAGGGTGGCGACATAGATTTGGTTGGCGGAGGTGGATGCGGTGACCAGTTTCGGCACCGCCGACCACACCACCTGCTCGCACAGCCCGCGTCCAGCGGTGCTGGTGGTGAGCTGGCCGGCGATCGACAGCTCCCCCGAGGTGTGCGGGAACGCCGCGGTGGACGTGTCAAAGCGGATACGGGAGATGTCAGGGTCTCCACTGTCCAGATACTTCTGGCCCTGCCCGCCGTGGAAACTGGCCTGGCTGCGCAGCCACCAGTCCCCGAAGCTGTTCTCCCCGGCCTGCTGGCTGGAGTCGAACTGCTCCTTCTCGCTCGATCGCAGATCCCACAGCATCGGGTCCTGCTGGTCCGGCTTGATCCGGAACGGGATGCCGCCGATCATGTAGTCGCAGGGGACACCCGACGCGATGAGCGCGGACAGCTGACCCGACAGGCTGATCGGGACCGTAGTTGGGGGCGTGATCTCTGCACTCACTGCCGCCTCCCGCTAGGCCCGGAGCCAGACGGCGCGGAATGAAGCCGAACAGGTTTGCGAAGACCCGGTTTGCTGTACGTAGATCACCGAGTACTGCACGCCGGAGGTGATCCGCACGATTCCGCAGTCATGCGAGCAGTTGTTTGAGCTGTCGCCGAGAATCAGTGTTCCCGTGTCGTCAGGCTGCCGCATGCGGAACGCCTGCACATTCGAGCCGGACGGGCTTACCGGGTTCTTCACGGTCACCGAAAGATCCCACAGGCCGGAGCGGTTGAAGGTGATCACACCGTTGGTGACGGTCCCCATTCCGCCATCGGACAAGGTGATGTCGCCTGGGTTGACGGTGATCGTCGACCACGAGATGGATCTGGGAGTGTTGGTGGGGATGGACTGGCCGGTCATGGTCCACGCGCCCTCGTGCCTGTTGACGGTGGTGCGGCCAGCGAACTGGGTCTCCCACGTGCTGCCCGTCCACCTCTTGAACAGCGAGTCGGACAGGTCATACACCAGCTGGTCTGTCGCGGGAGATGTCACGACCGCAGTCGACGACACCGTGATGGCGACAGGTGCCCCCCACGAGGTGATGCCCTGCGCCGCGGCGATGGACGCCCCCGCCGACACGGCACCCGTCAGCGTGGATGCCCCATCCACTACCAGGGTCGAGTCGGTGTCCAGCGCGCCGCCCGCGTGAATGGGCCCCAGGATGGAGGCCGACAGGCCGGTCACCGAACCGGAGGTGGTGAGGCTGCCGCCCGACACGGTGCCGCTGGCGGTGACGCCGCCGGTCACGCTGGCCCCACCTGACAGGGTGGCGGCACCGGTCACGCCCAGCGTGCCGCCCACCGTGGTGTTGCCGGTGACTGACTCGTTGCCGTTGACGGTGAGCGCCGTCCCTGTGGACGGGGTGATGGCGACGTTGCCAGTGTTGGACACGCGGAACCGGTCCACCCCGGACTGCTGGGCCAGGAACGCTGCCCTCGCCGCGTCGCCCGCCGTGTTCTTGTGCACGAACCCGTCACGCGCGGAAGCGTTGTCCGCCACCGACTCGTAAGAGGCCGTCACCCCAGCGGGCAGGGCATCCGAGTGCAGGGAGCGGTGCGCGCCCCGGAACGTCTTGTCCTGGAGGGTCTGGTTGCCGGTCGTGCCCACCACGGCCCCGGTGACGCCGTGCGCGGTGGTGGCGGCGTTGTGCGTCTCGCCCTCGTTGAAGTGCGAGGCCGGCACCACATGCTCGAAGGTGACGCCCGCGCCGTGCGAGGTGGCGGCGGTGCCGCCCTGCCCGCGGGTGATGGTGAGCACCGACCCCGCCACGTTCGTGACCCTGACGAGTTCGGCGGAGGCCCCGCCCTTCTCGAACATGCCCCAATACGGGGCGTCGGGGAAGCCGGTGTAGGCGGCAACCGTGAAGGTCAAGTCGGCGGGCCCGACCAGTGCGGCAGTGGTGGCCACGCTGGCGGTGTTCACATAGTTCTCGCCACTCATGAGGCCAGCTCCTTGTGGGGGCGGACCGGCCAGCGGTCCAGCAACTTGCGGCGCTCAACCTCAAGGCGCGTCGCGAACAACTCCTGGAAGCGGCGGCTGCTTGAGGTAGCCGACCAGCCCTGAAGGGCCCGTGCCCGCTCCCCCTGCTCCACCGAGGACTGCTGAGTCCTGGCCGCCTCCGGCGCCAGAATCAGACCGGCCTTCGCGTACAGGCCCGGCAGATCCGCTGCCGACGCCGGCAGGCCCGTGGATGCCCACGTGGCCGACAGGTCCGAAGGCTCCGGCACAGTGATGGCGGTGCGGTAGGTGACGCGCATCGTCACCCCCGACAGGCCTTGCGGCGGGATGCGCAGGTACTTCTTGCCGTCCGTGTTGGTGGCGTCCAACGTCCAGACCTGGATGGGCCGGTGCTGCTGCGTCGGCCCCAAGTCTTCGAGCGTCACGTTCAGGATGGCTTCGGTGCCGGCAGGCATCTCGTAGTTGGACTGCTGCGGGGTCGTGGTGAACTCGGTCTCCGCGACGGCGAACAGGTCCTGGGAGATGGCGTGAATGCCTTCCACCAGTTTCCGCGCCACCTGGTAGCGCGGCCAGGTCGGGTTCACAACCACCCGCGTGTTGACGGCCACCGTGTCATTCGCGGTGGTGCCAGCCTGCGCCCTGAACCAGGGCGGGCAGGTGGTGGTGGAACCGTCCACGGCGTAGCGAGTGACGTGCACGATCTCGCCGGTCGCGAGTTCGAGGTGCGCATTGTTGAGGTCGGTTACCAGGTCGGCGAGTTGTACGCCAACAATGGCGTTGGAGCCGTCGCGCGACCAGTCGACGAAGGTGCCCGTGACTTCGGGGCTGGAGCTGTAGTTGCGGAGGTCCCCAATGGTTTCCTCAGCCAGCTCATTGAGTGTCGTCACTATGCCCCCGCGGCTTCCTTGGCGGCCTCGACATAGGTTCGCCTAATCGACTTGGGCTGAATGCCCTGCTTCCGCACCGCTCGATATTCGTCCAGGTTCCGCTCAAGTCGACGGTTGGCGTCAACCGTGTCGCCGACCAGCGTCTGAAGATTGGCCGACTTCGCGCACTCGCCCCAGCTTCGATGAAGGCCGGGAGTCGGACAACCCGACCGACAGTTGTCGCCCAACGCCTCGATGGCGTCGCCGTACTCGTCCCTGATTTTGCCCATGGCTTCAGCGAGCGTCATCGGCGCGTTAGAGCTGGACATTCTCGACCTCGAATCCGTGGGTCAACCACAGGTTTTTGACGGCGGGATCATCGGTGGTGTTCACGTGCCCGCCATACCAAATGTACTTGGTGCCGAAAGGGATCGCCCCAGAGCTATCTGAACCAGGCGACGGACTGCCCTGCGCAGTCGTGAACAAGCCGTTCTCGTCACCGAACACCGTGGCTTCCCGATAGGTGCTGGTGGTGAGCGAGCCTTTCAGCGTCCACTTCTCGCGGACCGTTGGCATCACCAGTCGCCAGGCAGGGTTCACGAACTCGGCCGACATGGCCGTGTCGAATTCGAACGCCGTGTTGAGTCGCCTGCTCCAGCGATGCCCGATGGGCAGCGTCTGCTCCGTGGAAGTGGCGACGCTGATCGGCTGACTGGTCCCCGATGTCGACCCAACAGTCAGGGCCGCGTCGGTCTCGCCCGTCAGGCCCAGCGCCTTGCTCTTGACCTTCCCGACCGGTAGGGCCAGCTCAGTGCTCGCCGCGGTCCCGAGAGCCCTGGGCCGCAGCCTCCCGACCGGCATCGCCGTCTCGGCTGAGACGGCCTGTGAGGCGTCCTTGCGCTTGGCGCGGGTGAAACCTAGGGCCGCATCGGTTTCGGCCGTTAGCGTCAGGCCCCTGGCCTTGGAACGGGCTATCGGCTGCGACGTGTCCGACTCGCCGACAGTCGCGGAAGCCTTGGACTTCCGCCTGCCCAGCGCCTGCCCGGTATCCAACTCGGTGACCGTGTTGGCCGCGGCCGAACCTCCACCGCCAGCCGGCGACAGGGCGATCAGGATCGCCGCAGACGGCGACGACGACGTGACCGACCCGCCCGAAGCAGTCTGCGACCCGGTCGCCGTGCCAATCTTGTAGGCCGCCGAACCCGAGTCGAAATCCGCCACTTCGGTGTAGCCGGTCGGCGGGGTGTGTGTCCCATTCGAGTCGTTGTAGGTCGACCAGATCAGGTCCGGAATCGTGGCGGTCGTCACCGCCGTGGAGCCGAACGAGCCGGCGGTGCCCGACCAGCCGTTGACCGCCTCGATGGGGTTGCCTGTCGCAACCCTTCCCGAGTGGCAGAACACGTGAGCGTGCGACCAGGCCGACCCCGTCCATGAGAACGTGTAGGTTCCCGAGTCAGAGCCGGTCAGACGCTTCCAGTAGATGCGGATGTTGGCGGCGGAGTCGCCCGACAGGTAGGCGGTGCCCCAGTCGGTGAACCCGGCCGGGGCGGTAACCGCGGACGTGTTGCCCCAGCGGGACAGGACAACCACGACAACGTCTCCGGCGACGGCACCGGCCGGAACCGCAGGCGCCTGACTCGAAACGTTCGAGTCATTGCCCGTGTTCGAAGAGGACCGGTACGCCATCGAAGAACTACACCTTCAGTAGCACGAATGTGAACCGCACGGGCCGGTCCGTCGCGGACGGATTCCGCACCACCGCCCGGAACACCTGCTGCCCGGAGGCGTTCAGCTGGAAGCCGAGACCCTGGAACTCCAGCACCGGATGGATGTCCGTGAACCCCCACGAGATCCCGGTCCAGCCAGAGGGTGAGGGGAACTCGAACTCCTGCGTGGTGTTGGCCGGGACGTTCTGCGGGCCGGTGTTCTTGTAGTCGAGTTCGGCAACGACAGGGATGTGCACTCAGAACACATCCTCTGGCTTGGCGATAGACCTGACGAAGGCCATGAAGCCTTCCTGGAGGTGCGTCTTGGCGAGCGCCATCCAGCGCCTGTCGACGCCATCGAGAGCGCCGATGCGGCGCCACAGTTCGCCCGCTTCACACTCCAGAGCCTTGATCTGATTGATTGCCGCAACGTCTTCATCGGGCAGCTTGCGGTAGCCGCTGATCGGCTGGTCGCTCATGGAATCCCTTACGTGATGCGAAGGAAGTTGGACACGGTGGCCGTCACATCCGAGCCGTCCGGGGTGATCGCCCAGTCGTGCTTGGTGAGCGGCACCAGCGTGCTGTCGGTACCGGTCGTGGTGTCCGGGTCGTAGGCGATCAGCAGAGCGCCGATCGCGTTGCCAGTCAGGCCAGTCCAGGTCTGGTCCGCGATGTCGATGTCCACCCGATCGTTGGTGTCATCGACCGTGACCGTCACCGAAGTGACCGTCTTGCGCCCGGCCGTAGTCTGCTCGTTGGTGGTGCCGGCGAGTAGGGCCGACACGTCGTCGTAGTCCTTGAGGGTGGCGTCGGTCTCCAGGCCGGTCGCCTCCAGCGGGATGACGATGAGCGCGTCGTTGGCCGCGGGCAGTTCGGCGTAGTACTTGACCTTGCCCTTGGCGATGTTGAAAACCAGGTCCGCGATCTCTACGGCCCTCCCTAAGCGCCGCGACGGTTCAGGTCGCGGATCTGAGATACGTACTCACGCCTCGCCGCCAATTCGGCGACGGGCAGAGTCTTAGTTGTCCAGGTCTTTGTGCGACCACGGAACTCGATGACCAACTTCGCCTGTTCTTGCTTCAGCTTGAGATAGGGAAGAATGGCCCGACACACGTCTTCAGCTCGACCGCCCGAGATTCGCCAGTGGGTAGCCGGCTTGTGGCCTTGCCGCCGCGGCGGATACGTGTTGATCGTTCCGCCGAACATCTGGGCGAACCAGGCAGGAATCACCGGGTCGGTCATCACGACGGCGATGTAGGCGCGAATGGTTGGCGACTTGCGCCGTTTGCCGTCCGCTTTCACCTCGGTGATCCCGATGGTGCCCTCGCCGTCCATGATTCCTGCGGCGTATGCCAGGTCCACCGGATCGAAATCGGCCATGCCGAGTAACCCCTTGAACTGAGGAAGGAGGGGGAAAGGGGAGAAGGGGGCCCCGGGCGCGACTCGGGGCCCCCGTTCGGCTACGCTTTGCCGTCGACCGCGGGGACGGTGCCCGCGTAGAAGGCGGTCTCGATGGTGGAGCTGGACTTGAGCAGCTGGATCGCGTTCTCTCGGAACCGCGACACACCCAGCAGCGCGTACCAGCCCACGCGGTAGAACCGCTTCAGTGCGTCGATCGGGTCCGCGACCACGATCCGCACATCGTCGCCGACAGCCTCGAAGAGGGCTTCCTTGTCGATGAAGTACGACGTGTACACGTCGTTGGTGCCGGCGACCACCGTGCACTTGGAGTTCTCGATGAACCGGACGCCCATGTAGTCGCCCAGCACCCGGTTGTAGATGGCGCTGGTGTCGACCTGCTCGTGCGGCTGCTTCCAGGTGTTGGTGCCCGACTCGGTGAACAGGTCGTGCGCAACGTCCGGGTGGATGACGCACGCGGACTTGTCGCCGAAGCGCGGTTCGGCGTTGCGGCGCCGAAGCAGCGTCTTCATGGTGGTGACACCAGTCGACGTGATCTTGGTGGTGGACGCGGCAGTCGGGTTCGCCAGCTGCGGGCCACCCGCCGCCATGTAGGCGACGTTCGAGGCACCATCCAGAACGGCGCGGTAAACCGCGTCGATGGAGCGGGTCGCGTTGAGACCCATCTCCATGCCGATCTCGCCGGCAGCGGCCTGCGACCAGTCGGTCTTACGCAGCAAGTGCGTGTCGACCATCGCGTTGCCGTACTCGGCCATGGTCACGTTGAACTGGCGGTCCGCGGGCGCGGCAACCGAGTCGACATCCAGGGACTCGGACAGCGGCGTGGTCGCCAGGGCCAGCTCACCACGGATCGTCTTGGTGACGACCTTGCCGGGGTAGGACTGGCGCTCCGGACGGGAGTCGGTGAACGCGCGGAAGATGGGTTCCTCGACGAGGTACTTGGCGACCTCAAGGTCAAGGGCCGTGGCGACACGAGTCGTCCACGAGGTAGTGGTGTTGAGTGTTCCACCGGGGACAGGCATGGCTCTTCCTTCAAGGGATCAGGGAGCCGCCAGCGGTGTTCGGGCTTAGTACTCCGGGAAACCGGAAGCCTGGTAGAACTCGCGCTTGGCGGCTTCGAGGTCCGCGCCCTTCAACGTCTTCGCTGCCTGCTGCGCCTTCGTGATCGCGGCGTCAAAGCCGCCGGCGAGAGCGTCGGAGCCGAGGCTTGTTGCCTCCTGGTACCGTTCGGCAGCTTCGCGGTGTGCGCGCTGCTCCTCGGTTTCCTGCTCCTGCTTGGCCGGAGCCTCCTCGACAGCCTCAATGTTGAAGAAACCCTTCGAGGTTTCCCACCACTGCTTCATGGCGTCGGGGGTCTTGTCGCCGTTGTAGAGTCCACGAACGAAGTCAGGCACCTTGAGTTCGTCCCACGTCGACTTCACGGTCCGCTGGGCTTCAGCGGTTCGCAGGTCTTCCAGCTCCTTGTCCTTCTGCTTCAGCTGGGCGTGAGCCTGCTTCAGCAACTGGCGCAGCTTGCCGGGGTCCTGCTGGGTGTCGTCGTCAACAAACTCAGAGTTGTCAGACACGGTGATTACCTACGTCTCTTTCGGAGAAAGAGGCGCGAGCGATGACTTCTGCGAAGCATCGCGATCGCCCTCATGAGCCGCCAGGTGGGCGAGGGGATCTCCCGCCTGGGATTGCTGTGGAACATGCCTATTCGGTTACGCCTTGCTCGCCTAGGCGCGCGAGAAAGGGAGTGGTGAGGGCAGGATTCGAACCTGCATATGACCCAGGCTTTGGGCCTGGCGCCTCTCCTGTCGGCTGCATCACCATGCGGGGCGGAGGACTCTCACCTCACCGGGATTCACGGTCCCGGAACCTTGCGTTCGACCCAGCGCTATCAGTATATAAGGCGCCACTTATGGGCCTCTAGCTGCGCAAATAAGAGACGGCCCCTCCCGGAGGAAGGGCCGTCGGGCCAGGGCTACTTACCCTGGCGGGGTAGCGCTTGTCGGCGCGCCTTGCAGAGGGCCTCGATGAGGTGGTCGATCCCCTCGCGATCCAACGTGATCCGCCACCCGTCGAAGCGTTCCGCAGCCTCGAAGCTTTCGCCCGTGTCCTTCTCGGGGAACTCGAACGGCGAGTGCAGATTGACTGTCGCGATCTGCACGTGCCCGGAGGCGCCTGCAACATTCTCGGGAGCGCGCCTCCAGGACACTTCCGTGTACCAGCCGCCGAGGACGGGCGCGTTCGCGGACTTGATCTTCTCTTTGGGCATCTCGCCCCTGCCTTTCCATCCCGGAAACCTGGCGCTATTGCCAGGTGCTTCCAGTTTATAAGGCGGGACTTATAGATCCTGACCTGCTAGTAGTCCCCGGACCTGTCCCGCGACAGGCTGGACTGCGTGCCCAGATAGTTCTCGGCGAACCGACCCTGGTCCGTCGCCAACACCTGGCGCCGCTGCTGCTCCGCCCGCTGATCACCCAACAGTGCGGCGTCCTCCTGCTCCTTACGGCCGAGCTGGACGCCCGCAGTCTTCGCCAGGAAACCCTCGTACTGCTCGCGGCCCGCGATGTCGCGGTAGCCCTTCTCGGCCTCGTCCCGGCTGACGCCCGAGTCAGCGAGGAAGCCCAGCCGCTCCTGGTCCAGGGCGGAGGCGTCGCCGAACGCCTTCACGGACTCGGCGCCCAGGCTGTAAATCTGGGCCTGCCGCTTCAACGTGGTCTCCGACAGGGTTGGGTCCATCAACGCCTTGATGGCGTCACGCGGGGTCAGGCCGTGCTGGGCCCAGGCGTCCTTCACCTCGCGGGGCTGCATGTCCCAGTTCTCCTGATACATGGAGAGCCGGTCGTTCAGCTCCTGCGGGCTGAGATCGTTGGAGATCCACTTGTTCAGGTTGTCCTGCGAGTCGTACTCGCCCGAGCCGACATAGCGGCGCACCACAGACTTGAGGCTCGCTTCCGTGGCCAGGAACTCCGCCTCGGACAGGGCGGGCAGCCCGTTCTTGATGCGCTGCAAGTTGCCGGCGAACCGTGTCTTGTACGCCTCGGTTTCGCGCAACTTGATGGGGATCACCTCGGAGCTGTCGCCCGCGGTGAGCATGTCCCGCACGTCACCGAGCAGGCTCGACAGACCCCACTGATCGAGCAGGGCCTGGAGCATGGTGAAGGCGTTGTTGTCGAACGTGGGTGTAGGCGTGGTCATTCGACGACCTCCAGGCGCGGCCAGGGGGACGCTTCCTCTTCGGTAAAAAAGAAGGCCGTCACGCTCCCATGCTCGGGGACGGTGAGCCCGCCCCAGCGGGCTTCGCCGCCCGCTTCGAGGCGGACGACCGGATACCCGTCAGGGTGCAGCTTGATCTCAGTCATGATCACCCGATCATTCCGAAGGCGCGCCCGATGACCGTTGCCGTCTCGGCCACGGCCTGCTTCGCGTTGTTGGTGAAGCCCCAGCGCGGGTCCGTGCGCAGCTCCTGCTGCGCCTGCCACACCGCCGTAGCGACCGGCGGCTTGCCTGCCTGCGTGGTGCCCTGCAACCACTTCTGGACGTACTTGTCGTCCAGGCTGACGTCCTGCGGGTTCAGCTCCAGCGTCTGCGCGTAGGTGTCGATGTAGGGCTGCGCCAAATCCATGACGGTCTCGCCCTGCTCGATGCGGTCCGCGAACGCGCCATACTTGGCTTTCGCGTAGTTCTTCATCTTCTGCTGCCACCCGGCCAGCGCGTCCTGGCCGGTGTCGCCGTACTGCAAGCCGGAGCCCGCGGCGGCACGCACCTGGTTGGCGAGATCCTTCGGGTTGTAGCCGTACGCCCACGCCAGCTCGCGCGCCTGCCCCAGCAGCGTCCCGTACTCGCCCGACGCCTCATCGTCGGACGGCAGGTGGCCGAACTTCTGGAGATGCCGGAACACCAGGCCGCGCGTGGTCTGCTCGTCGTAGCCGTGCAACTGCGAATACAGCCACAGCTCCTGGGCTTTCTGGGTGCCGATGGCGCCCAAGCCCATGCCGCCCGCCATGGCGGCGATAGAACCGCCACCGGCCTGAAGCGACTGCTGCGCGGTGGCCGGGTCCGCCCACTGCTGGGTGATCCACTGGCGGGTGGGTGCCGGCGTCTTCTTCCACCACTTGGTGTTGGCGACCGCCATCTGGAAGCGTTCGGATGTCCACTTGCCTTTGACGGCCTGCTGCATGAGCTTGCCGATTTCGGGCACGGCACGCGCCAGCATGGCCACGAAGCCATACTGGGCTTTGATGTCGGCGGGTGAAGGCCCAGCCATTACGCGGCGCTCCTAACGGTTCTCACTCGCTACCCCGCAATCCCGGCGAACGGATTCGAGCCGCCCATCATGGTGATGAAGTCGGCGGCCAGGTTCCCGTACTGGTTCTTGGCCGCCTCCTCCTCGAAGTGCTTGGTGATCCACGCCACGGCCTGACCCTCCGGGTCCAGGCGGGTGAACTCGCCGCCCGCGTAGTAGTTCGCGGACTCGGTGCGCTCCATGCCGTGGTAGTAGGCGACAAACTCTGCCGCCTCATCCGGGGTCAGTTCGCGGCCCATGCGCTGGCGGGCGATCGAACCGACCAGCGAAGTCAGTTCGGTGGCGTCCGTCAACTGCACGGACTGCCCGCCGCCGCCTCCCCCGCCGTAACCTCCACCCCAGCCACCGCCGCCATACCCGCCCCCACCGCCACCGCCGTAGTCACCGTTGGCGGTCGTCTGAGCGCCCACATCGGCGGCCATGGCGGTCAGCTCGGCGATGCTGTCATCGATCGCCACCTCGTCGCCGTTGTTCTGCAAGATGGCGACCTGGTTCGCCAGCTCCTTCAGGGCCTTCAAGTCCTCGGCGCTGACGAACGCTTTCACCGGGTTGCCGTTGCGGTCCACCACCACGCGGGAGCGCTGGTTGTTGGCCGACGAGTCCGAGCCGTAGGCGGACGTCATCGCCAACGCCGTGATCATCTCGGCTGCGTAGGCCGAGTCGTGGCGCATGCGCGCGAACTTGGACTGAATCCACTGGTCCGCCGTCACCACCGTCAACAGGCCGGACTCGTCGCGGGTCACCAGGTACGGCGACAGGTTGCTGGGTGAGGTGACCGACTGGAACGAACCGCTGTCCACGATGCCCGTGAATGTGCCGTCCCCGCCTTCCTCGCCGGGGTCGCCCTCCAGGCCGACCGTGCCACCCTTGCGCTTCTTGTCCCGCCAATCCCCAACCTTCAGGCGGTAGTCGGCCCACACCGACATCTCGTTGAGGGTCGCGAGTAGAGGGTTCTCGGTCAGATCGTCGAGCGTGAAGTACCTGCGCCGCGACTGCTCGCGGAACGCATCCGCCAGCTCCTGCCCGGCCGCGGTGCGTTCGCCGTCCCGCAGCGGGTCTTTCCTCAAGGACTCCAACATCTCGTTGACGGTGCGGGACACCTTGCCGGTTTCGCGAACCGTCTTCGCGGTGTCGTGCGCCTTCTTCTTCTCGGCCGGCGTGAGGTCGCCGAACGACGGCGCGCCCACCAAGCCCGGCCCCTGCACCACGTTCCCGAACTCGTCGGTCGGGTTACCGGTGCGACGCTCGATACCTGGCCCTTGGAGGGCGTTGCCGTACTTGTCGACAGGGTTGCCCTTGTCGTCGAAGCCGTCGCGAATGACAGGCTTCGAGGGCTTGACGCCCGGCCCCTGGATCGGGTTTCCGAGCTGGTCCTTGGGCCGCTCCACCAAGCCCAGCAGCTCATCGGTGCGAGCACTCTTCGGTGCCGGCCCCATCTTCGGGGGCTTCGGCAGCTTGCGCGGCGGAGGCTTGCGGGGCAGAACGAACCCGCCACCCCAGCCCGCGTAGCGCTGGTTGCGGCTGTAGCTGTTCCTGGCCGCCTGCTCGGCCTGCTGTCGGCGCAGCGCGTTGGCCATGCGGTTGGCGTTGGCCGCCCGCTGATTGGCGAGCTGGGCGGCACGCTTGAGCGCGCCGGTGGCGCCACCAGCCTTGGTTACGTCGAGGTCGCCCATGTGTTACTGACCCTCGCTAACTCTCATCAGGTTCCACAGGCCAGACAGTTGGCCGCCCATCGCCTCAGCGGCGGACCGCTGCTCAGCGTCCAGACCCTTCAGGTCCACGCCCAGCCATTTCACGTCGCCGCGGCGACGGTAGGCCGAGTTCAGTTCGGACCGGCCGGCGTTGTCGTAGTAGTCCACCGCCATGTACTTCTCGCGGTACTCCTGGTAGTCGTCCCACATTTCCTGGATCTGCGGGCGCAGGCTGGCCAGGGATTCGGGCAGCGGGTCCGTGCCATCGACCAGACGCTGCAAACTAGGGGCGATTTCAGAATGAACGAAGTCGGGGTTTGATCGCCTGTTCAGCTCGGCCGATGCCAGCGGGTGGGCGCGGCGCCAGCCGTCCTCCCATGCGTCGAGTTTATCAGAGACGGCTTTCTTGGCCCCCGGCGTCGAATTCATCGCCTCGAAATAGCGGGACCTGGTCTCGTAGTATTCGCGGATGTCATCCGACAAGGTGACGTCGGCGTAGAACTCTTCCAGATCCTTGTGCGTGCGAATGTCGGACTTGAGCTGGAGCTTGTACGCCTCATTGCTGAAGTCGCCGCCTGCGGCCGGCATCAACGCGATGGCGATCGTCGGGTTGCCCTCCACGAACGCTTTGTTCTCGAACAGCCAGCGGGTGGCCTCGATCGTGTAAGGGGCGTACCCCTCTTCGACGCCAGCCACCTTCGTGGAGCCCGTGGAGAACGCGGCCGGGTTCACAATCAGCTCGCCAGGATATCTGCGGGCGAACTCGGCGACAGCCTCCGAGTCGGCCCGGAAGAAGTTGTCCGGGTACTTGGCGGACATCTCGTTGCGGATGTCGAAGAACTCGCTACGCAGGTTCGGCAGGCCCTGCATGCGGGCCGCCACATCCAGCTCCACCTGGTCCGGGTCGGCCAGCTGGGGGCTGGCCGGCAGGAACGTGCCGAAGATGGCACGCTGCAACATGATGTTGGTGGTGGTGGCCTTCACCGCATCCAGGAAGCGAGCCCGCTCGGCGGGACTGGCGTCCGAGCCGGGGGTTTGGCCGGCCACCTCCGCGTACATGAGGGCCGACCTCATCGCCGACTGGAACTGCTCGTCCGCGTTGTTCTGGTCCGCGAACACGGTGAGCCGGGAGAACATGGACGGCACGAAGCCACGCCAGTCGAACGTGCCGCGGGTCCCCTCGAAGTCGGAGCCTCCGGCGAAGGCGCGCTTCATGCGCTCCAGGTCCACTGTGGCGGACGGCCAAATCTTCTCGGCCACATCCGCAGCCATCCCGAAGATGGGGTTGGCGGAGAACTGCAACGGGTTGGAGAAGCCGGGGTTGAGGAACCGGACCTGGCTCTTGAGCCCGTCGAACTGGGGCACCCGCAGGACCTCGTCAGACTGCAAGCCCAGTCCCGCGAAAGCGTCCGCCAGCACCCGCTGGGCCAGCGCCGTGCCGGGGTAGGCGAAGGTCAGCCGGTACTCGGTGTTGCCTTCCTCGTCCTGCATGGGCTCGTAGTGCATGATGCCGGCGTGCACGCCGGCCTGGCTGAGGATGTTGGCGCGGGCCAAACCCTCCGGGTGCGCCTTGGTGGCGGAGATCAGTCGGCGCAGGAAGTCCTCCTGGGCACGCTGGAACATCAGCCACTTGTCGGCCATCTCCGAGAACACCGACTTCTCGGCGGGGTTGTCGGTCCCCAGGAAAACACGGGCAACCGCACGATTGTTGACGGTCGCCTCCAGCAGGTGCGCGGCCTGGCCCTGCGACATGCCCTTGTCCACGAGCGCGCCCATGAGGGGCGCCAGCTCGTCTTGGGCCAGCCTGCGCTGCGCGATGAACGCGGGCATCATGAACAGTTTGTCGAGTGGTTCGGCGACCACCGCCCCGTAGGCGCGGGTGGCCAGGTTGGACAGGCCGTTCTGCCAGCCGTTCTTCTCGGGGATCATGGGCGCGTAGATGGGGGCGACCAGACCCTCCGGGCGCACATGCTCCGGCAGCTTGCCCAGCTCGGCGGCCGACAGTTCGTCCCCCGCGGCCAGCTTGCGCAGCAGTGGCTCCGCCTCGTCCGGGAACGAGACGGACAGGCCGCCGTCGCCGCGAGACGTCTTGCCGCCCATGTGGTGCACCAGGTCGTCCACGGCACGCTTGGCGGCGTGCTCGGCCGCTACGATGCGGTCGGCGTGGGACACGACCGGCTTGCCGTTGGGCAGGTACTGGAGGGCGGCACCGTTGGCGCGCATGCTCGCGCCCAGCTCGTGCTCGGCGTACAGGTGCGCCATCAGGTAGTCCGCGTTGCCCAACCGGGCCGGATCAACCGGCAGGTTCTCGCCGAGATCCTTCACCATCTGGTCGACGGTCAGCCGCTCCAGGTCGGGGCGGAGGCCCACCGCCTGTGCGATGTCCTCGTCCATCGCCGCAACTTGGGCGGGGTCCAGCTTGGACAGGTCTTCAACGTCGGCCAGGTGTTTGGTGGTGACTTCCTCGGTGATCCGCGCCACGCGGCGCGGCTCGTCCACGTCGGCGAGGGCCCGCCGCGCGATCCACTGCATGACCAGCTTGCCGGTCGGGTCCGCCTGTCGACGGCCCAGCTCGGCGGCCCACAGCTGCGAGTTGAAGTCGGTGTCGAACTTGTAGCCGTTGACGATCTTCACGGGCCGGAAGGAGATGTTGCGGCCCGCCGCGTCCGTGATGCGCTTGCGGTCCACATGGGTGGAGCGCTCCGCCATGTTCCAGGCGTAGGAGTCGGCGGCGTTGCCGAACTGCTTGGCGGTGGCCTGCAACATGTCTGCCGCCATCTCGCCGTCCAGGTACTCGTCCAGCGGGGTGTCGGTCAGCTTGCCGCCCTTGCGTTCCGCCCGTGCCGCGCGCACCCGGCGCAGCCTGTCCCACGGGCCCAGCATGGCCAGCTGGCGTACCCGCGTCTCGGAGCCGGACGCCAGGAGTTCCCCGAACTCGCCGAGGTCCACGTCCTGTCCGAGGCGGGCCATGATCTCGGCGGCGCCAGCGTTGAAGCCGCCACGCTCCAACATGGCGGAGACAGTGGACACGTACTTCTCGGGTTCGGTGCGACGCACCTCCTCCAGCTTGTCCAGGTCGTCCGGGGTCAGGTTGTTGACGTGGTTGGCCAGGCGCTCAAGGTCGTGGTCGGCGACCTTGCGGGCCAGCACGTCCGCCTTCACCGCTTTGCGCGCCTGCCGCGCCTGCCCCAAGACGGCCGGGTCACGCCACGCCGTGAAGATCCCGAGTTCGGCACCCTGCCGGAACATGTTGGACCAGGTGGTGACCTTGCTGGACTTCCACGCCCTGACAAGGGCGTTGGCGGTCTGCCCATCCGAGGTGCGGGTGATCATGTTGTAGATGCCGGCACGGTTCGCCAGGCCGCGCAGCTCCCGCCAGTTCGGCAGCTCGATCCCCTCCGACAGCTGCCACGGGTGCACGGCGGCCGGCATCTTCAGATCGCCGACACGGATGTAGTTGTTGTCGGGGGTGGTGTAGAACTCGCGGCTACCAGCCTTGTAGCCGTTGATGTACTCGCCCTCGGGCACCAGGCCCTTGGTGAGCTGGTCCACGATCTTCTGCGCCTCGGGCGTGTTCCGCAGGTTCATCGTGTCCAGCAGGGAGCCCACGGTCTGGCGAGTCATCAGCCAGCGCTCGGCGGGCGTGGCGCCCGCATACATGGTGGTCATCATCTGCGCCTGCCGCTTCGGCATGAACTGGGAGACCAGCTGCCCGTACACCTTCACGCTGTCAGGCGAGGTGGGCACGATCGTCTTGTTGCTGAAGGTGCGCTCGAAGTTCCTCCACCCGCGCGAGTACATGTGGGAGATGCCGAACGTGTAGTTGTTCTTCAGCCACTCGCTGGACTCGGGCGACACCAGCTGCTCCCAGCGGCCCTTCTCGTCCGCCAGCACATGCCCGTCCAGGTCGATCGGCTTCTTGCCGACCTCCTTCAGCTGCTTCATCACCGAGGCGTCGCGCCGGTTGAACGCCTCCAGCGCCGGCGCGATCTTGTCGCGGATCGCACCATTGATAGAGACCTGGCCGGGCAGCAGCAGGCGCGAACCGGTGATCTCCCGACCGGACGCCATCGCGTCCAACAGGATGAACGTGGACAGCTCGTCCGCCACCTTCTCGCGCTGCGCTGCCCGCTCCGCGGCGGTCAGCTTGGTGCCGTCCGCCGCGGTGAACCGCCACAGCGGCTTGCCGTCACCATTCACGTCGATCGTCCACGGCTGCACGCCGCGAGCCTTGTCGGATGCGGCCTTCGCCTCATCCTTCAGCTCTTCCACGGTGCGGGCCCGCAGTGAACCGACCGAGCCGGTGCGCTGCCCCAGCAGCAGGTCCAGGGTCTTGTCGTAGCCGGGATACCGGCGCAGCCAGGCGGCCCGCAGCTTGGCCGCCTCCGGGGTGTCCACCCCGGCCTGCACCATGTCCTCCACAGCCTGCATGGCCCCGTCGAATCGCTTGGCCACGGCACCGCGCGGGGCGAAGGCGTCGTCGGACGCCTTCAGCATCTGGAAGGTCTTCTCGATGCGCTCGGCCGGCTGGGCCGCCACGCCCCAGCGCGCAGCGCGCACAGCCTGATACCCCTTCGCCGCGAGCACGGCGGGATCGATGTGCCAAGTGACGATGGTGTCCACCGCGGCGGACGTGATCTGGCGGGAGAGGGCGCCGGGGGCGAAGAAGTCGCCCGGCTCCTGCGCCGACTCGGGCACGAGACCCTTCAGGATGCCCCAGCCCAGCGAGGCTTGGGAGCCGTCGCCGACAGCCGAGATCAACTCTTGCGCGTTCTTGCCTTTCTCGCCACTGGTCGCGCGCAGGATCAGATCCTGGGCGCCCGGCGAGAGGGCGGTGAACGAGCGCGCCAAATCCTCCATGGCGCCCGAGGTGACGATCTCGCGTGCCGCGTCAACGTCTCGCGGGCTCCAGCGGTTCAGGCCCTTGACCGTCTCGATGTGCTCGTCGGTGACGGGCGCACGGACTTCGCCGAAGTCCTGGCTGTAAAAGTTGACACGATCCCCGAACCGGTCGGGGTTGAGGCCGCCCGCCCGCATGTCGCGGGCCTGCGCGTCGGAGATGTCGCCAGTGATGCCGCGGTAGACGCCCTCGCCCCAGTTCTCGACGCCCTGCACCAGCCCGAGGGCTAGGGTACCGAGGCCCGCGCCGGGAATAGGGCTCTCCATGAGCCAGTCTTTGGCGTTGTTCAAGCCCTCATCGACGGCATTGTCGGAGGCGTAGCCCGCCGCGAGCGGGCCCGCGACGCCACGGTTCCACGCCCACGTGGCGCCCTCGAAGATGGATTCGCCAACCTTGGCGACCCCGGCGCCCACGTCGTAGAGGCGGTCCCCAAACCAGCCGAGTAGGCCGCCGTCATCGTCGAGGGCGTGCCGCTTGGGCTGGGCCGTGGGGTGAGCCACGTTCGCTTCGCGCGTCTGGAACCCGGCGTTCGCCAGCTTGCTGTCGACGTCCTTGGCCTTGGACGTGTAGTAGGCGTCGAACGACTTCATCGCGAGAGCGAGCGGGACGTTCTTGTCCATGAGGCCCTTGAGGATTTCGGGCTCGTCACGGAACAGGCCGGCGCGCTGCACGGCGGTGGAGTAGCGGATGCGCGAGTCCTGGACCGGCCTGGCCGCTGCGGCTACAATCCGGTCAGGGTCGGCTACCTTCTGCCACCAGAATTTTCTCGCGATGGTTCGGCCCTCCGGTAACGGAATTCAAGATCGAGGCGATATAGGTCTGGAACGAAAGGGGGCGCCATGCTCGCCGCCAAGATCACTGGGGTGATCGCACTGATCCTGGTCGCCGGCATGATGCTCGCCGGCGAACTCAACCGGTACATCCCGCAAACCAAGGCTGCCGCCAGCCTCGCCGGGCTGGCGCTGCTCGCCCTCGCCCTTGTCGCCGGCTACTGGTCGGTGCGGGCCATCGTGCGCGCAGACAGGCGGCGCCGCGCTATTGACCCATCGCGCTAAGCATATTCACCAGCGCAGTCAGACCCTCGTCACCGTTCGCGTACTCTGCGATCTGCTCCGACACGCGCCGCTGAGGGCGCGGCATGGCGCCACCCACCACCTCGTTACGCCCGGGCCCCATGGGGGCGCCAGTGGTGACCGGCACGGACGGGTCGCCAGGGTCGAACAGGCCCGGCAGTGGCCGGGGTTCCGGAGCTGGTGCGGCCGCAGGCCCCTGGCCTCCGCCCGCGAGCTGCCTGGCCATGCTGGACGGCGACGGGCCAGTAGGCCCGGCGGGCGCCTCAGCGAGCGGGGCCGCCTTCTGGGTGGCCGCGTACTCCTGGGCCTCCCCGTACTTGGGGTCGGGCAGGCTGCGGATGGGCTGGCCGCCCGCGTCGGTCCTCTTGGAGAGGGCGCCGGGACTGGAGACCTGGGCCGGACTAGTCATCGGCGTCCTCCCCCAGTGGGCGGCCGTTCATCGTGATCTTCACATTGCTCGACGCGCTGACGCTGAAGGTCACCGGACTTGCGGTAAGGAAGTGGCGCGTGGACGAAACGAAAGCGCGCTCCACATCCTCAACCGGCTCGTCGTCTTCGTAGAAGTCGCACGTACTAGTCATCGGCCACCTCATCGTGGAAGCCAGAGCCAGCACCGAAGCCGAACTTGGCGCCCGGCTGGGCCGCCTTGAGCAGGTCCGCGCAATGGGATGTCAGCTTCTGGAGCCCCTTGCGGTCCAGATCAACCTTCTGGTTGATGGTCACGATGCCCTTGCCCTCGATGGCTACCTGAATTTCCACGCTATGCACCCACCGCTCTACGACGTGACACGCTTGCTTCCATCTGCGCCGGACCCTGCCCGCGCAGACGCGACAACAGGCCCTGAATGGCCGGCATACCGCCCGGTGGGCCACCAGCCTGGCCGTACGCCACGCCCTCGGTCAGCCCGTTCTCGCGCACCCCAGGTGGTAGCTCCGGCCCGCCAGGACCGGCGGGCCCCTCCGGGCCCATACCCTGCTCCGGGATAGCACCCTCGGGAACCTCTGGCTCCTCCGGCTCGGGCGGCGCGAACGCCTCCAAGGCGGCATCCTCGATGGACTTGCCCTTCTTGCGGAGCTGGATCAGCTTCGCCACCGCGGTCAACACCTGCCGCGGGTCCTGGCCCTGCATCACCATCGGACCGATAGCCTGCTCCAGGCCCATCAGGCCCTGCCTCAGCGCCGAGGAGAGGCCCTCGGCGTCCACCTGCCGCTGCTCCTCTTCAGGATCGAGGTCGAACGGGAGCTGCCTGCGGGTGGTATCGCGGCTGATCAGCTCGTCACCGCGCAGCTGAAGCAGCGCAACCAGCGCCTGCGCCGGGGTCTGGCCGGACGCGAACCCGTAGGTCACCTTGCAGGAGTAGCTGTCGCCGATGTCCTTCACGGGCGCGTAGGTGATCTCGAACGGCTTGCCGGTCAACACGCCCGTGATCTTCTTCTGGACGTTCGGCCACAGGGCCACATCCAGGGTGAAGCACAGCTCGGTGGCCTCCTCCAGCGCCCGGCCAATGACCGTCTGCATGGTCTTGACCTGGGTGTTGAGCGTCCCCGCCAGGGCCTCCACACCCTTGCCGGTGATGATGTTCCCGGAGATGCCCCCGGAGCGGGCCTCCGGGTAGCGGGAGCCCTCCTTCACCGCCCGATCAAGCTGCTCCGCCACCGCGAACACGTCATCAGGGATATCGAGCCTGACGCGCCCGATGGACTGCGCCCCGTTCTGGGAGCGGATCACCGAGTTCGGGCCATACGACATCTCGGTGACGTCATCCGGCACCGCGATCGGGGCGTTGATCGCCTTATCGGCGGCGTCCAGCTGGTACTGGGTGATGATGTGCTTCGCCAACATCGGGAACACGGCGTCGTCGTACTGCCCGCGGGGCGTGTCCTCCTGGTCCGGCCGCTCCGCGATAGCCACCAGCGTCCGACCCAGGTTGTGCCGCCACTGGGCCAGCACGTGATACCCGCAATCGGGCAGATACACCACGTTCTGGTCGCGGTCCCGGTAGTCCACCAGCTGCACGGTCTCGGAAGCCGACCGCTTGCGCCCGCCCTCGTATTCAATGAACGGTGCCGAGTCCGGGTACTTGGACACCAGGGTCAGCACATCAACGTAGCTGACTTTCGCGTACCAGATGGTGCGCCGGAACCGGTCCTTGTAGTAGTAGGTGCCGAAGCTGGACTCCCAGCGGATACGCGGGCACTTTTCCTGCCAGTCCGGGTCCACCAGGTACACGCCGAACGCATACGACATGGCAGCGTCCGAGAAGTCGATGTTCTGGACCGCCAGGTCCGACTTGTCCCAGTAGTAGGACGCCACCTTGTTCTTCTTGCCGGCACGAGCCACATCGGCGGCGCTGGACATGTTGCCGGAGGCGCACGACAGGGACGGCAGCGGGGCAATCAGCTCCGCCGTGTCCCTGGCCGCGTTGTCAATGGCATTCGCGATAGCCATCTGCGGCATGGAGTCGGCGAAATGCCCGGGGAATTCCTCGTGCAGCTTGCCGCGCCTGACGAGGCGGACCAGGTGCGAGTCCCGGTCGCGCTGCTGGGAGCGCATGCGCATGGCCTCCACGTGCGTGTGGAGGCGCTGGATTTCGTCTGTCATGCCGACCCCAGTACGTCACGCCACTGGTATGGCTCAGGCTCTCTGGCGTGCCTGTTCTGACTGGCCATGATTGCCTCAAATTGCTCTTGATGGCTGTCGAATCTAAACGTGCCGCGCTGCGCCATGGCGGCGCGAGAAACGAACCGGGACTCAAAGTGGGTTTGAGAACCCAACCCACCCCTCAGATATTGTCGCACACCCAATTCGGCGAACCAGAGCATCATCACCATGTCCTGGATCTGCTTCTTGTTCCCCGCCTCCCACGTCGTCAACTGCCCCTTCAACGTGTCGATATGGGGGCAGCGCCGCGGCGACGGCAAATCAATACGGCCGTCACCATCAGGGGCAGGCTCAGCGATACCGTGCCCCGGGGAAAGGGGCACCATCTTGCCGTCAATCAACTGCACCGCCGCCAAGAACAACGGCTGGAGGGTGGCTTCCACCCCTTTGTCGGGGTCCCACTTGTTCTGCCGGGTCTCGTGCTCCACCAGCCGGCAGCCGTGGGCGGTCAGGAACTCCCGGATCTCGGGCAGCTGAGTGATGAACTGCTGAACCGCGTTCTTCTCGATCCGCCACTCATTGATCCCGTACTTCAAGGTCCAGTCCTTGAGCCGCTGAATCGACTCGGCCGGGTAGACGCCCTTCTTCGTCCAGGCGTCCAGCACCCAACGGCGGGCCTTCAGCCCGTACTTCTTGTCGACCGCCACCACACCCATCGCGTTGAAGCCCGCACTGGACGCCGGGTCCCACGCGCCCACCTTGTAGAGGCCCTGCTGCCCCTCGCGCCGGTGCCCTGGCGCCATCGGGGTCATGGGCCCGTGGAAGCGGTACTTGGAGATGGAGGCGTTGACCGCCTCAGCCGGGAACGTGGCGTTGTCCGGCACGTCGTTCTGCTGGTAGATCAGCTCGAAATGCCGCGGGTTGGCGAACGCGGCCCGCTTCTTGCGGATCACCTTCGGGGCCATGCGCTCCGGCCACAACACCTGCCAGGTGTTCCAGTCTGTGGAGTGCTCGTTCTCCAGGATCGCGGGCTGGCTGAAGTAGGTGTAGGTCGGGTTGTCTTCCAGGTCCTTCGCCTCGTCGCGAAGGTAGCGGTACATGTCCACCGTGCCCACGCGGGTGCCCAGCACCACCAGCCTGCCGGGGCTCTCGCTCTCCGTGCCCGGCTCCAGGCGGGACGAGACCTCCTGCGCCACCCAGTTGGCGTGCGCCTCGTAGGAGGTGTAGTTGGTGAGGTCCTCGCAGTCATCGAGGATCACCCAGTCGGCGCGCGTGCCGTAAATCTGGCCGCCGATGCCCAGGGCCTGGACGGTGGGGTCCTTCTCCTCCGGGTTCCGGCCCTTCACGTAGATCATGTCCTCGCGCCAGGCCAGGCCATCCGCCTTGTCGTCGGACCGCCAACCGCCCTCCGGCCCGAACGCGGCATGCATCTGCTCGTAGCGCGGGTGCGTGAGCCGCTGCTTGATGCCCAACAGGAACTGCTTCGCCAAGCGCTGCGTCTTGGAGACGATGATGATGCGGACTGACGGGTCACGGTTGATCAACCACGTTACGAAGTTCATCGTCCACGTGGCCGACTTGCCGTGGTTCGGCGGGAAGTTGAGGATCACCTGGTCGGTGCCCTCAGCACCCACCTGGTACTTCATCAGCGGGAAGCGTTGAACCTTCTCGCCGCCTTCCGTCACCCAGAAGTCGCGGGGCTCACGGCCCGACATGACGTCGAACGCCCGCAGCTGATGCAGCGGCAAAGGCTGGAACAAGTACTTGGCCGCGAACTCGGGGAAGTCCGGCACCACAGCCGCGGCCTTCTCGCCACGCTTCACCCGCTCCGCGATGGCGTCGGCACGCTTCTTGAAGTCGGGCTTCTTGCGCCAGTCCTTCCAGGTCTCCTCGGAGCGCCCCACCGAAGCCATGGCTTCGCGCACACCCATGCCGGCGGCGCGGCGCTGGAGCACCAGCTCCATAGCCTCTTGGGTGGGGATCTTCACGGGACTCCTGAACGTGATGAAAGCGCATACACGCAATCCGGCGTGTGAGGTGTTAGTCCGGCACCAGGAAAAGGGTAGAGAAAGGGCCATCAGTGACTGGCTGACCCAGCAGCGCGCTCTTGGATGAGCGCTGACCGGCACGAGCGGGAGCGAGTGCTGGTGCTCAAGCGCCGGGCTTGTAGGCCCGGCTTGCAGCAAGACAAACTGGACCCACAGGAATAGTAGCAACCCCAAAAGAGGGTCCTCTGACCTGCGGCTTTCTAGTAGGTGACCTCTATCACACGTGCGGTAGCGTAGCTATCCGCCGCTAGCGACACTCACTCCGTTCGTGTCGATTACGTACTGAGGGGGCGCCCCTTCAAGGGCGGCACCCCTCCGCAACCGCCCCACAACAGTGCCGTGCTCCAGCAACTGCGCCTTCAAAGGCGGCGAGTAGATCGGCACCTTCTCGTAGGTGGCGTTCCGGAACAGCCCCGACAACACGACCACCTGAGCGAACACCGGGAAGGTGGTCCCACGTGCGGTCTTCAGCTCTTCCTCGCCAGTCAGAGCTGTCACATGCAGCATGCGCCCCTCGAAGGCGCGCTCCTGCCAGGCCGGTTTATCCACGGCGGGCCCTCACCTTCCGGACGGAAGTCCAGCCAGCCCTGAACCCGCGGCAGACAATCCAGTCGCCCCCGCAGGGGCAGACTTTCCCGCGCTGATCCTCTAGCCGGTCACTCACTGGCGTCTCAAACGCCAGCTTGATGCCGAGCGCTACCCCATGCCCGAACAGATCGGGGTAGAGGAACAGGTCATCCGAGGTCAATTTCCTCATGGCTCACCCTGGCAGGGGCAGCCCACGGGGCCCCAGCCTGAATTGTCGGGCTGGCCGCAGGGGCAGAACCACTCCACGCAGTTCCCTTCCGAGCAGGGCCGCTGTTCCAGCTCGGAATCCTTGCGCCTGCCGCAGCAGGCCCGCGGGGCTCGCCCGTAGGCGGCCACCAGCGCGATGAACTCGGGGTCGTCACCGAGCAGCTCCCGCTCCCAATCCTGCATATAACCAGTCTAGAAACCGGGCAGACATAGCCCCGTCAGCTTCCGTCCCCAGGTCGGACGGTCGGTCCCCCTATCCCCCAGGTTCTCCCCCCATATCCCCGCCCAGTCCCACCCCCGGTCAAAATCACCCCACATTTCGACGCGGAGAGTAATATATATACACACACATAGTAACAAACAGGGGGGTCTGCACGCGCGCCCGCGCGCGGGCGGCGCGGCCGGCGCACCACAGCTGACCTGCGTAAATACAGCTATGTAAGATCATCATGTACCCCCTCCCCCCGCCCCACCCGGGGGCATCCCGCCCGATTATGCATGCAGTACGGGCGTACTGCTAGATAGGGGCGGCAGGCCGGACCCGACCCCTCGTATTGCGTATGGCGTACGCAGTGAGGTGCCGAGCTGGGCTGACCCGCCGTGACCAAACCGTGACTTGACTCGGGGTTGCTTGTGGAGTCAGGCTTGTGATCCGCAAGTCAAGGCAAACCACAAGGAGTGGACATGACCGAGAGCGTGGCGCAGCGGCTGGCCGAGCGGATCCAGGGGCTGGTGAACGATCTGGAGCCGGCGGTGGTGAGCGAGGTCCGTAAGCACCTGGCCGAGGCGCTGAGCGGGGTGGCGCAGGACGTGGAGGACGACGGCATGGTGGCGCTGGCCCCGGATGGGTGCGGGCGGCCCACGCCGCTGGATGTGGCGTCGGAGGAGTCGTTCGTGGAGGGCATGCGGTTCGCGGCCCGCCTGGTGGCGGACGAGCAGTTCGACTACTGAGCCGGTTGCGTGGTGCCCGTACGGGGCGGGCACCCGCGCTGTCAGTTCAGGAGCGAAGGAGAGAGAGCGATGGACGACAAGGACTTGGGCATCCTGAGCCCGAACATGGTTTACGTGATGTGCTACCCGACCGGCCCGGACTTGTGGATGCGCCGCGATGAGCTGGACATCCCCGAGGAGGTAAAAGCCGGCACGGAGGTGTGGCTTGCCCCCGCCGGCGCCCTGGCCGCGGCCGGCGTCAAGGTAGTCCGCGCAGTGACGGGTCACCGTGTCGAGCTGGAGTGGGAGGCGGACCAATTGCGCCTGCGCACAGGTAACGACACGCGATTTCACGCAGTGATCGACAAGGGTGTCGTGCTGAGCGGCACCGTCGTGGAGATGCGCTGATCAGCGATCGGTCGACCGGTTAAGGAGAGCGTGATGAGTGAGTGCTGGAGCGGCTGGTGTATCGCCAGCGACTGCGACGGATACAACCACGTGGATGTCACCGGCTACACGTGGCAGGAAGCGCAGGGCGATGTCTACGACCCTGAGCGTGGCGAGTTCGTGAGCCCGACTGAGTCGAACAGCAACGACTGACCCGCTTGCTTCGGGCACGACGTTGAGCGTGCCCCTAGCTGGTTGATCAGACGGCAAGGGAGTTGTCATGTCGAGGAAGTCTTGGGCCATCATGCGTCTGGTCCTGTTCGCTGCGGCACTGTTGGCCGCGGCCGTGTTCAGCGTGACCACGTACGCGGGTGCGCTGGGCTCGGAACCGGTGACCGTGGAGGTGACGGGCGTGGACTGCCCGACCGAGGACAGCTGCACGGTGGACTACTACGACGGGGCGTGGCACGTGACGGAGGTGCAGCCGTGAGCTACGCGGACGCGAGAGGCTGGCTGCTGGACGAGTGCCGCACGTGCCACCAGTTCGGCTACGTCATCGAGGATGAGGTGACGGACGAGCGGTTCTGTGCCGAGCACGCCGGCCCGCTCCGCTGGAGTGGCCACGACGTGGACGCCTACAGCCTGGCTCTCAAGCTGGCGGGCATGCACGACGCTGCCTTGCCTGTCCCGTTCATCCCGTTGGAGAGTAAGAGGGGTGCGGCATGAGCGAGAGCAGGCTGGCCTACGTGTACGCCTACGGCAGGTTGTCCGAGCTGGTCCGCCTGTATCTGGCGGGCCTGGCCGGTCGGGACCAGCTGGCGGACATGTCGGCCAGGATCGAGGCGGAGCTAAGGAGTGCGCTCGGCACGACTGAACCGCGGGCCGCGGGTTGAAGCGCGGCGCACTGTCGAGACGATGCATGATTCAGTTACTCAACAGGAGGTAGAGATGATCACGTACCGGGACATGCTGGACCAGGTTCGCCAGGCGACGGACGCCAGCGAGGGCAAGTTCGACAACGAGGCGATCACCGCCGAGCTGATCGAGGCGCACGGGCTGGTGAAC